GGCCGTCGATGGCGTGCCCAACGGTATCGCCATGGATCCGAAGTTCGCTGCGAAGATTTCCGGTCAGCGCATCCCCGCCACGGGCCAGAAGCTCTACCCGGACTTCACCTTCTCGAACGAGGCCTCCACGTTCGAGTCTCTGCGGGCCGCTACTTCCAAGACGGTTGGCGCTACCGGCGTTGCTGCTGTTGACACGAAGCTGCGCGCCGTCGTTGGCGACTTCTCGGCTATCCGTTGGGGCGTTCAGCGTGCCATCGGCCTGGAACTCATCGAGTTCGGTGATCCGGACGGCAACGGCGACCTGAAGCGTAACAACCAGGTTGCTTTCCGCGCTGAGGTTGTTTACGGCTGGGGCATCGCTGACGTCAACCGCAACTTCGCCAAGATCGTTGACCTGGTCTAATGCCGCGTCTGCGTAACGAGTTGACCGGCGCTGTTATGTCAGTCGAGGATTCCACCGCCGCCCTTCTGGGTAGCGAGTGGGGCTCGGCTGACAAGGCTGACGAGAAGCCCGCAGCGCGCCGCAAAGCTTCGGCTTCCGCGGATTCCAAAACCAGCGAGTAGTAGAAGGGGGCGGTCATGTCTGTGACGCCAAATATGATTGCGGTTGCTCTTGGGCAGACCGCCCCCGAGCCGGACTCGGTAACTGACGAGCAATGGAAGTTGTGGATCGGTGATGCGGAAATGCTCATCGAGGCGCGGCGGGTCTTGCTCGGCGCCGAGGTGCCGGATGAGGCGCGGCTGGATTACGTTGTTCGCGAGGCTGTGGCGGCGCACATCAAGCGCCCGGACGATGCAACGCAGGTCACGGTTGCTGTCGATGACGGGTCATCCTCCAAGTCTTACAAGACTGGGAGGGGCCGCGTCACGATCCTGGATGAGTGGTGGGCGCTGCTTGGGCTCGTTGAGACTAGCGGCGCCTTCTCGGTGGACATGGTCGGGCCTCGCTCGGGCGCTCATCTTCCGTGGTGCTCTTTGATGCTCGGCGCTACCTACTGCTCGTGTGGTGTGGACATTGCCGGGTATCCGATCTTTGAGGGCGGCGACCTGTGACCTTCGCTGCGGACATTATCGGCGTCCTGCCATTCCTGCGGACTCAGGCCGAGTCCCTCATGATCGACACCTGCACAGTCCACCGCCCCGGTGATCCAATCACGGACCCCGAGACGGGCAACGTGACTCCCGGCTCAACGTTCGTCTACAGCGGTCCCTGCAAGGTGCAGCAAACCATCTCCCAGGCGTCGAATCCGAACGCGGGCGGTCATTCGTTTACGGTGCAGGATTCGCGTGTTGATTTCCCGGTGACGGCTGGTCCGTTGCTGGTGGATGACATCGTGACGATCACGGCTTCTGTCATGGATCCGCAGCTTGTGGGGCGTGAGATGCGCGTCGTTGAGCTGTTCCATAAGTCCTTTGCGACTGCGCAGCGGACGCGGGTTGAGGAAGTGATCGCTTGAGTGACGGCAGCGCTGAGTTGCATCAGCTCGCTACGAATCTCGGCAAGGTCGCAGGGTCGGCACTGAAGGACGTTGATGCGGTCCTGAAGAAGGGCGTGCAGAACATCAAGAATGAGCTGCAATCTGACGCGGCAAGCTCTGAGCACTTCAAGGGCATGGCCGGGTCAATCACGTACGAGTCGTTCTACCTTCCTGGTCGGGCGCGGTACGTGGTGGGCCCAGACAAGGCTCGTCGTGGTGGCGCTCTCGGCAACATCTACTACTTCGGCACTAGCCGCGGTGGTGGCTCTGGTGACATTGATAAGCCGTTGCGTTCTGAGGAGCCGCGGACGATGTCGGCGCTTGATGCGTTGGCGGCTAGATGGGCGGGTCAGTTATGACGGGCGATGCTCTTGCTGCTGGGTTCGAGGCTCTGGTTACTGGCGTGACGGTCTACAAGGATCGCGTGCCAGCAACGCCTTCGTTCCCTTACGTCTTTGTGGTGACGAACTTCCCGACTGTTGCTGAGCGGGCCGTGACCCGGTCTGTTCAGGCGCGTGTTTTGCGGTCCCGGACTCAGGTCGTGGGGCTCACTGCGGCGTCGGTTCGGATTGTGGCGCAGAAGCTCACGGACGCCCTAGAAGGCAAGCGCCCCGAGGTCCCTGGCTGGATTCTCGGCGCTATCGAGTCGGTCGCGAACGAGCAGCCGCTACTCCCGGATGAGGACGTGACTATCAACGGTCAGCATCCCCTCTACCAGCCCTTTGATTGGGTCCTGACGGGCTCCCAAAGCTAATCCGAAGCCCCGCACCCCGGGGCTTTTTCATGCCCTAGGAGGCCCCTTGTTTATCAGGGTGAAAGACAAAGATTCCGGTCACGAGTTCGACGTGCCGGAGACAGACTGGCGGGTTCGTGAGGGAATCTTCGCGCCCGTCAAGAGTGACCGTTACCCGCCCGTGGACCGGCCACGCCCCCCGAAGCACAACATACAGCCCATTCGGGCACCCAAGAAAGAGGAAAGCTAAATGGCTGTTGACATTCCCAGCACACCGGCTGACGGCAACGTTCTCGTCAAGCTCGTCGCTGCTATCGCTGACACTTCGGCGCCGAAGCTCACTGAGCTAAACGGCGTTGGCGCGGTTGACATCTCCTGCTACCTGACCGGCGGCGGCTACAAGCCGTCCCTGTCTGAGCAGGTCATCACGGACGAGCGTCTTTGCACGACTCAGACGTATGAGCAGAAGGGCCGTTCGCAGCGTGGCCTTGAAGTCGAGTACATCGACAACACGAACTCGCCGAACGAATCCACGTACAACAAGGCCAAGGACACCCTTGAGCCTGGCACTGAACAGTACCTGGTTGTTCGTACCGGCGTGCCGTATGGCGATGCTCTCGCGGTCGGCCAGAAGGTCACGATCTACCCGATCAACCCGGGCGAGTACAACGACATGCCGCCGGAAGCCAACTCGGTCCTGAAGACCGGGCAGAAGCTGTTCGTTCGTGGCGCCGTGAAGATCAACGTGGCGGTTGTTGCGTAGTTCTTCCTTGATGCCCCTGTTCGCCCGTGTGTTGTGGGACCGCGGGCGAACAGGTCAAGTCCCACTTGTCCCGCTAGAAGACTTTAGGAGTACCTGATGGCTCTTGTTGTGAAGCGTCCTGAGACGCGTGTCCTGTTTTGCCTTGATGGCGACCTGAAGGCGGCGCATGAGGCTGCGGAGGCTGAGTTCAATGCTGCCCGTTCGCAGTCTCTTGCTGATGCCCGGCTGAATGATCCGGCTAAGGATCTGGCTAAGAAGGTCAACGACATCGAGGAGGAGATGAAGGCGGCTACGGTGTCATTCCTGGTCCGCGGGATGAAGCGCGGCGACTGGAACGACCTTGTCGCGGCCCATGCCCCGCGTGAGGGTAACGCGCTGGATAAGTCGTATGGCTTCAACGTTGAGGCTCTGATGACTGTGGCGGTTCCGAAGTCCATTGCGGGGGTTGAGAACCATGCCGGCGAGGAGCTGCCGTTCATTGTCGCGGACGAGTGGGACGCCCTCGCCGATGACATGACCGATTCCCAGTACGAGGATTTCGTGCTCGCTACCTTGCGCGTGAATAAGGGGCGGAACGAGGTCCCTTTTTCGCTCAGCGCCTTCAGGATGATCCAGCCCTCAGATCAGACGTAGAGACGGCGCACGCTCTCGGTATTTCGTTGAAGCGGTTCCACGGCTGGGAGCCGGCGACAACGTATGAGTATTCGGCTGGGCGGCTTGTGTTGTCCCGGCCTGAGCCTGAGTGGGATGAGGCTGAGCAGACGGTGATGCTTGCGTTGCAGGCTTACCGCGGCTCGCTGTGCCCGCTGTGTGGTTCCCCGCTTTCGGTGTGTACGAGCCCTGAGAACGAAATGAAGTTCAAGGGTGGGCTGCCGATCCGATGCCATGCCACGACGGCGCGGGCTATCGCGATGGAGCCGTATAAGGATCAGCCGCACAATTCGGCGCTGATGATCGCCCCTGTTTTGGAGCACCCCCAGTAGATCACTAACACAGGAGGCCTCATGGCTGATCGCAGCATATCCATCGCGCTTGAGGCCAAGGTGCAGGGGTTTGTCTCTGGTATGCGGACGGCGCAGCAGGCGACTACTGACTTTGCTGACCGTACGGCTTCGTTTGCGCGTGAGAATGAGCAGCACTTGGATCGCACTGGCAAGGCTTCGATGGTCATGGGCGGCGCGATCCTGGCGGGTGTTGCTATCGCGGTGAAGTCGTTCATGGAGTTCGATTCGGCGATGTCCGAGGTTCAGGCTTCGACGCATGAGACGGCCGGGAATATGGAGCTTCTGCGGGAAGCTGCGATCAACGCGGGTGCTGACACTGCGTTCTCCGCGAAGGAGGCCGCTAAGGGCATTGACGAGTTGGCGAAGGCTGGCGTGTCCACTAAGGATATTCTCGGTGGCGGGCTGACTGGCGCGCTGTCACTGGCGGCTGCTGGTTCGCTGGGCGTCGGGGATGCTGCGGAAATCGCGGCTACAGCGCTCACTCAGTTCAAGCTCTCCGGCGACAAGGTCCCCCACTTGGCGGACCTCCTGGCGGCTGGCGCTGGCAAGGCTCAGGGCTCCGTTGAGGACATGGGCATGGCGCTGAAGCAGGCGGGCCTCGTTGCGGCGTCTACCGGGTTGAACATTGAGGAAACCACTGGCGGGCTCGCGGCGTTCGCGTCTGCCGGCCTGATCGGTTCGGATGCTGGAACGTCGTTCAAGTCGATGTTGCAACGGCTGACTCCGCAGTCTCTTGAGGCTAAGAACAAGATGATTGAGCTTGGCATCTCCGCCTACGACGCCCAGGGTCAGTTCATTGGCCTGGCTAAGTTCTCGGAGAACTTGAAGACCTCGATGAAGGATCTGACGCCGGAGGCGCGTAACGCGGCTATGGGTGTCATCTTCGGGTCCGACGCTGTCCGCGCCGCGAACGTGCTGTATGAGCAGGGCGGCAAGGGCATCTCCGACTGGACCGACAAGGTAAACGACGCCGGCTATGCGGCGGTCACTGCCTCGATCAAGCAGGACAACCTTGCTGGCGACCTTGAGAAGTTGGGCGGCTCGTTCGACTCGGTCCTCATCAAGGGCGGATCCGGCGTTGCTGAGTCTTTGCGCGGTCTTGTGCAGGGCGCCGAGGACCTTGTTGACGCGTTCGGGAAGATCCCCGCCCCGATCCTGAATGCGGGTATCGGGATCGCGGGGGTGTCGGGTGGCGCACTCCTGCTCGGCGGCGCCGTTATGACAGCGCTTCCGAAGCTCATGGAGTTCCGCTCGTCTATGGCGGATTTAGCTGAGGCCTCCCCTCGCGCTGCTGCTGGTATTGGGCGAGTTGCTAAGGGTGCGGCCATTGCCGCGGCGGCTCTTGTCGCTTTGCAGGTAGCCGGTGCAGTGTTCACGGACAAGAACACAAAGTCGGCAGAAGAGTTTGGGCAGGCCCTCCTGAAGGTTGGCAAGGCCGCCGATGGCGCGGGCCTCGACTCGGCATTCCAGGGCTGGGACAAGCTGGCTTTCGGCGAAACCGTTGCGGGCGTAGATAGCCTGTCCGACGCCGTCAAACGCTTGACGACGAACGACATCTTCCAGAAGGGCAACGACTGGCTCAACAAGAACCTCGCAGACCCGGTCAACAGGCTCCTCGGCTTCTCGGAATCCGACGTCACTCAGGTCGAGAACAGGCTCAAGGGCCTGGGCGACGAGATGGGCAACCTGGTCAAGAACGGCGGCGCTGACACCGCCGCTAAGTCTTTCCAAGCTCTCACGAAAGAGTTTGAGAAGAACGGCAAGGGCGCGAAAGAAGCGATGGACTCGCTGCCCGGCTACAAAGACGCGCTGATGGCTCAGGCTACCGCTGCTGGCGTTGTCCTCAGCGAGCAGGATCTGCTCGACTATGCAATGGGGAAGATCCCCGCATCGATGCAGGGCGCTGCGACTGCTACGGAGACTTACACGACGGCCGCCGGCACCTCCGCGCCCGTAACTGAGGACATGGCTAAGGCGCTTGAAGAAGTCGGGCTGAGCGCCCAGGGTGCCGTGACGGACATTGATGCGTTTGCCAAGTCGCTGTTTGCCGCCGGACTCCTGCATCTGTCTGCTTCTGATGCGGCTATCGGCTATCAGGACGCTATCGACAAGATGACTGAGTCCGTGAAGAAGAACGGCACGACGCTCGACCTTGATACCGAAAAGGGCCGGGCTAACCAGTCAACGTACAACGGTTTGGCGCAGGCGGCTATGACGAAGGCTGAGGCTACCGCGGCTGAGACTCTTGCGACCAAGGGTTCGGCTGCGGCTCAGGCTGAGTTGCAGGCGTCACTCAAAGGCAGCTACGGCGACCTCATTGCGGCTGCCGGGCAGTTGGGCATCACGGGTGACGCGGCGGACACGATGGCGCGTAAGGCGTTGGGTATCCCCAAGGAAATCCCGATTGACACTTGGGTCAAGGACCACGCGACCGGCACCCTTGACTCGATCAAGGGCAAGGCTGATGCGCTGAATGGCAAGCAGGTCACGCTGAACATCAACACAATTGCGACGACCTTTGAAAAGCGCGTCGGGCTGCCGGCTCAAATCTCTGACGGTTCGGCGGGTCAGGGTGCTGGGGTTTACGCTCCGGGGTTCATCCCGAAGAAGGCGACGGGTGGGCGGGTCTACGGGCCCGGCACTACCACGTCCGACTCGATCCCGCACATGCTCTCCAAGGATGAGTACGTGGTGAAGGCGTCCGCGGCTAAGGCTATCGGCTACGGGGAACTTGACCGAATGAATGCGCAGATGGCTCCTGCCAGTGCGCCTGCTCGTCAGTCCGCACCGTCCGCAGCCTCAGCTTCCGGCCCGTCGGTGAGTCTTGTGCAGCACATCAACGGCACCACGGCACCCCGTGAGGTCGCTGATGAGGCTATGGGCATGATCCGTTGGGAACTACAGAAGCAGGGTGTCAGTCTTGGCAAGTGAACTGATTACGTGGGCGGGCCGAACGCTTTCCGGTTCTGACCGGTTCGGCGATTGGGTCATGCAGGCTGACAAGTTTGATGGCTGGTGGGATTCGCCTGACCCTAAGGGCGAGGTGGTGGAGAGGCCGAACGCTGACGGTGATTATGACCTGCCTGTCTATAACCAGGCGCGTCTGATTACTGTCGGCGGGAACCTGCACGCTAAGAGTCATGAGCTGCTTCATGAGGCGGGGACGTTTTTGACGGGTCCGATGCGTGGGCGGTTCACGGTTGCGGGGCATGGGTCTACGCAGTGGGCTGATGCTGTCCGTAATAGCGGGGTCAAATTCACACCGGTCACTGACACGCTCGCTCAGTGGCAGGTCCGCCTGAAGTGCCCGGACCCTCGTAAGTACGGTGCTTCTCGCACTGTCCCGCTGGTGAATGGGTCTTATGTGGACGTGTTTCATCGCGGCAATTACAACGCCTCGGCGACGGTGAGCGTCACTGGTAACGCACCAGGCGGTTACACGATCAGCGAACCGGGCGGGGTCTATTACGAGGTCACTGGCTCACTGAGCCCCGGCGAGACGCACACCATCGATTTCCGCACGGGCATTTTCCGCATCAACGGGTACATCGTCGCTGGGGAAACCGGCGTTAGCGACATCTGGTACATCGAGCCGGGCGTGAACAAGCCGATGAAGATCACCAGCTCAGGCACGGTCAAAGCAACAGTGACCGTACTCGACACCTACATCTAGGAGGCCCTTATGGCGTGGAATGTGTGGCTGGTTGACACAACCACCGGCGCTAACCGGGTCAAGGTGTTCCCGACGTCGAACTCGTGGAAGCGGGTCATCAACGCTGGCGGTTCGGGGCAGACGGTCTTCAATATCCGGGACCTTGCCACGGCGCAGGTCATCAACTGGAACAGTACGCGACCGCTGCAGAAGACCATTGTGGTGGACTGGGACAAGACGGTCGTATACGCGGGGATCATTTGGGGCCGGACGTACGACCGCCGCGCCGGCACTTTGACTGTGACGCACGCGGACCCGTGGAAGCTGATGACTAAGCGGCACGTCCTGGCCTCGAATGGTGATGGCTTTCAGAAGCAGATCCTGACGTGGTCCGGGCTGTCCTTGGCGACGTTGGCTAAGCGGGTGATGGTGCGGTGCTTTGACCCGGCGAGTGACCGGTACAAGCTTCCGTTTACGTATGCCGCGGATGTCACCGGCCCGCATACCCGCACGTATAAGGGGTGGGAGGCGATGACGGCCGCGGACGCCATGCACGAGTTGATGACCACGGACGGTGGCCCGGACATTGACATCCGGCCTTACTGGACGCTCGATCATGAGCTCAGGTATGACTTTCGCGCCGGGAACCTGAACACGAAGACGAACGAGCTATATGTCACGGGTCCGGGTGGTGGCGTGTTTGACCTTGACTTCGAGGACAGTGCCGACGATTTGGCGAACATTGCGTTTGCGCTCGGGCAGGGTTCGGAGAAGGACGTGAAGGCCCGCGTGATGTTTGGCGGCGACACGTCCTACCCGGTTGTTGAGTCTGTGTTGAATCTGTCCGGTGAGGCGAGTCTCGCGAAGCTGGACGCGGCCTTGTATGAACACGTCACCGTGTATGGGGAACTCGCCACGCAGATGACATTCGACATCGACGCGGACAGCACCGAGACGGGCGTGGGCGTGGCAACGCTGATGATCGGTGGCAAAGCGGACCTGTACTACCAGGGCGACATTTGGGTGGCGCCCGGGCGGCACGGGGACCGCGTCATCGAGTTCTCCGGCGACCTTAGCCCCAAGATCAAAGTCTCCACACAACCGATGCGATTGGACGCCTAATGGGTGCAGTGAACAACCTGAACGCCGGGGATGTGGCGGAGATTTGGCGGGCGATCAGAGCGTTGCAGGTCGCTACACCGCTGAACTCGGCTTCCATCGGCGCCGGCGGCTTGCGCGTCTATGACGGCGGCGTAATCACCATCGAGAACGGTGGGCTGTCCGTCACTGGTACGGCGACAATCACGGGCACGCTCCAGGCTGACGGGACGATCACCTTCACGGGGGCGTTCAACCAGTCCGGGCCGACCACCTTCACGGGTGATACGAAGTTGAACGGCCCGACGCACATCAACGGGGCTACTGACATCACGGGCACGACCACCGTGACGGGCGACATGACCAGCGCGGGAACGTTCACGAACAACGGCCCAACAAACCTCAACGGCGCAACTAAGACCACGGGCACGCTCTCGGTTGAAGGCGTGACCACGCTGAAGAATGATCTGAACGTGACCGGCGGCGGCAAGATCAACGCCGGCAACGTAAGGATTTCCCCGTCTGCCACCAACGGCGGTATCGAGTTCATTTCCGGTGGCGGCGTGGGCGGCAACGGCGGCACTGTCGTGGTCAAGGGAACTGGCAACGCCGGGCTTCTCTCCAGTGCCGCGGTGACTTCCATCTTCTCCGGGGCGTCACAGCTCACGGTCGGAGACGGCTACGTAACGATTGACGGGCTCGAAACAGTGTCCGGTGTCACCTCAAACCTCTACATGGACCCATCGACAAGGCGCGTCAAGCGCATCGTTTAGGGGCAGAGGCGCTGTTTAGCCGCGGCTGCAACCGTGAGGTGATCGACGGCTAGCTTCACGTCGGCGTACTGCTTCATGACGCCTTCGCGGTAAGCGTCTTTGCTCTGGAATACGAGGCTCATGCAGGCGCCGTAAGCCTCGCTAATGAGGTCGCTGTCACTGGCTTTCAGTGTGGTCAGGATCGGGCGCAGATCGGTCAGCATGTCCCGCTGAATGCCCGCTGCCTGGTGGATGTTCGCCGCGGGCTCTGACGCTGCCGCCGAGGAAGCGCACCCGGTTAGGCCGAGTACGGCCACTAACGCGAGTCCCCCAATCTTCCCCATGCGCCGAGTCTAGCGCACCAGGCAACCAATTAAAAGCACGACGCCCTAGGAGGCACCCTTGCCAACAATCTCTGGCACGCTGCGGGACTTTGGCTTGACCGCCTTCCCAGGGCAGAGCCCCGTCATTACGTTCCGGGCGAACGGTCCCGCGGTCACGCAGGCAGGCGCGCTGCTTGCAACGAAGGACATCAGCGTCACCCCGAACAGCGCAGGCGACTGGTCCGTGAACCTCGCAGCGACCGACACCCTCGCGACCGGCAACGTCTGGTACACCATCAGCATTAGCTGGCTGGACCCTGCCAGCAACTACATCAGCGTGGACTTCCCCGAGTGGCGGCTGTTTGTCCCCGCTAAGGGTGGCGGCGACCTCGCCGACCTTCTGGAGAAACCCGCGAACCCCTCCCTCGTGTGGGTTGGGTTGACGCCGCCGTTCGCGCCATCCCCCGGCATGAAGTGGCTTGACACGAACCCTGACGGCACCGCCGGCACCGGGAACCTTTACGAATGGAGTAACTGATGGCGTGGGATCTGATCGCAAACATTCGGGGGCCACGAGGCTTCGCGGGACTTAGGGGTTTGCGCGGCATCCAGGGACTCCCCGGCGCCGCATCACTGCCCGCTGACGATGCCGTTGCCGCGTACATTGACACGCTCGGCACGTCGGCGACGAAGACCGCCTTGCAGAAGTCGTTCGTACACAAGCCGGACCTGATCGAACGGCTGCAGTCCCCGACGTTCATCGCACACCGCGGCGGGTACTACCTCTACCCCGAGGAAGGGCTCGCTGGCATGCGGGCTGCTGCCGAGTCGCAGTTCCTTCCCGAGTGCGATGTCCTCTCCCTGTCCGACGGCACCCTCGTCATGCTGCACGACGACACTGTTGACCGGACGATGACCGGGCAGACTGGCCTCCCCTCCGCACTGACGCGTGATCAGTGGCTTTCCATGCGGATCCGCCCGGCTATCGAGGGCGGCAGGTCCGGGCAGACGTTCCTGTTCGAGGACTGGCTTGATGAGTTCGGCGGGCGCACCGTCCTTGTCCCCGAAATCAAAGAAACCACGACGGCTGTCATCAACGCCGTCATCGCTGCCATCAAGGACCGCGGCCTCGAACGCTCCGTCATCGTGCAGTGCTTCAACTTCGAGACGTGCCGCACCCTCGCCGCCGCCGGCATTGAGGCGCTGTTCCTGTTCGGATCCTCCACCGGCTACAGCCCGGCAGAAATCAAAGCAGCGGGCATCAACTTCATCGGCCCAGGCGCCGGCGTATCCGAAGCGACCATCACGGCCATGAAAGCCGCGGAACTTACCGTCTGGATCTACACCGTCAACACCCCCGGCTCGTGGGCTGACCTGCGGAGTAAGGGCGCTGACGGCGTGTTCAGCAACGACCCGTGGTTCGTGTCCGGCAGGTACGAGACACGCACCAGCGACCCGTTCGCGAGCGGCTACGGCTGGCCCGGTATCAGCGCCCGGTATGAGGTCGGCGGAACGATCTACCCGACCAAGACCCGCGTTTCCGGTAACGCCCTTCAGTTCGCCGTCGTCAACCCTACATCGAACGAACTCCAGGTCGTCTACCAGGACTGGGCTGGCCGGCAGACGCTCCCGACCGAAATCAGCATGAGCATCGAGTACGGCTCTGACACGGACAACTCCGGGCACGGGCTGGGGCTCGTCCTCTACAACAACCTTAGCGACGATGATTCGGAATTCCTCGACGGCGTCCGCGCCGGGCAGAACGGGTTCACCGCGATTGTCCGCCGCAACGGTCTTGCCGAGGCGTGGTCGTACTTGGACGGCGCCGCGGCGGTGAAGTTCTTCACCCAGGCGATCGCCCCGCAGTTCCCCGGCGTTGACTTCGCCCCGGACTTCAAGCCCGCACGCCTCGACGTCACGTTCCGGTTCACCGGAACAGACCTGACCGTCGAAGTGCCCGCGTTCAACTTCACCGCAACGGCAACGCACGGCCTCACTATCGCCAAGCCCCTCCGATTCGCACTCCGCGGCGTCAACTCATCCTCGGGCCGGATCAGCAACGTCCGCGTCCGGGCGCTCTAAATGACGCCAGCCACTAACCAACAGAGGAGGCCACACTATGGCCCTGCCAAGTAACGTCTCCACCGGCACCGTAACGGGCAAGTTCGTTGTCGCGGTCGCTGACGGCTCTGATAGCGACTATGACCCGGACACATACCCGGTTGGTGGCACGGTAACGTTCACCCCGTCTGTCCCGTACCTGCCTGACCCGTCCGGCGGGGTGACGATCCTCGCTTCGGCGATCACCGGCATCTTCGATGGCGACGGCTACCTGTGCACCCCGGACCCGGACAACAGTAAGGTTGCGGGCCGACGCGGTGTGCATCTCATCGCCACGGACGACCCGGACCTGTCCGTTACGGGCTGGACGTGGAAGGTCAGTTACGCTTTCACGCCGCTCAACAAAATGGCTTTGCCGCAGGTCCCGCCGCATGACATCCTCGTCCCCTCGGGCGGAACTGTTGACTTGACTTCCGCGGTCAAGGTGCCGAGCTCGACCGGTGTCGGGCTGGATCAGGTGACGATCATCCGGGCCGACGCGTTGCAGGCAGCCGCTGATGCTGATGCATCAGCCGACCTCGCCGGATCCCGCGCAACGGACGCGGCAGGCTTTGCTTCCGCCGCGGCGGGTTCGGCTACAGCCGCAGCAGGATCGGTGACTACCGCGGCAGCCGTCGCCCAGGGTTCAGTGCAGGCCGCAGCCACCGCAGCGACCGCGGCAGTAACCGCCGCGCTGCCCGTACAGGTCCCGCCCATCGTTGCCGCATCGCTCGCTTCGGACGCGGCACCCGCCGCAGCCGCAGCTTCCGCGGTAGGAAGTGCGCTCACCGCATCGGACATCGTCAAGGGTTCGGACGTGCGGGCGGCGCGGCAGGTCATCGACGCATCCTACGCACTGCCCTTCACGGACGCTTCCGGGTACGTTTCCGCCGGCATCCTCGGGGATGGGCGCTGGAACTTCGAACGCACCCCCAAGGTCAAGGGCCAGGCCGATGTGACCATGCGGCCCCTGAACACCACGGGCTGGGCCATTCCTTTCGCGGACCCTGATGGGTACGTGGCGGGCGGCATCCGACCTGACGGGACCGCAGAGTTCGCCAAGATGAACCTGTCCGCGGCGACCATCCTTCAGATCGCCAACATGCAGGCGGGATACACCCGCTCGTCCCGCACGAAGGTGTCAGCAATCGGTGACTCTCTCACCGCCGGCTTCTACGGCGGCGTAGGCGGCGTCACCGCTGACGCTTACCCGGCCAAGCTCCAGACGCTCGTCCCGGCAGGCGTGACCGTCTACAACATCGGCGTCAGCGGCTACACCGTGGACGAAGAAGCAGTCCGCATCGGGGCGCTCCCTGTCCCGCTCACCGTCACCGGCGGCAGCATCCCCACCACAGGCCCTGTCACCGTCACCACGACGGCGGTAATCGGCTGGCGTCCCACCGGCACGTCCCGCACCATCCCCGGCACGCTCGCCGGGGTGGCTGGGACGCTGGCGCGGGTGGATAGCGACACGTCGTTCACGTTCACCCGGACCACGGACGGCGCGGCCGTACCCGTCGCGGGTAGCCCCGTATTCGTACCCGACTATGCCGGGCACGCAGGGGACACCGCGATAATCCTGCTGGGCAGGAACGATGTCACCTATTCGGTGAAGGGCGCCGACACCAGCGTGGCGGACCATGTCGCCAAGGGCATCGCTCGGATCGTCAACTGGCTCACCCCGAACGTCAAGCAGGTGCTAGTTGTCTCCACGACCACCACCACCGCGGAGACGTCCGGCACTGCCGGGTATGCGACCGTCTTGGACATCAACGCCCGGCTGCGGGCCGCGTACCCCACAAGGTTCCTCGAACTCCGCACCTACCTGGTGCAGCAGGCCATCTACGACCTCGGCCTCACCCCCACAACCGCCGACAACACGGCGATGGCCGGAGACACGCTGCCGCCTTCCATCATGGACGGCGGCACGGACAACACCCACTGGTCAAAAGCAACCGCCGGGCTCGTCGCCGCCCAGATCAACAACTACCTCACCACGAGAGGATGGGTCTAGCCCATGCCCGGACGCGCAATCATCGCCCCCGTCAGCTTCGGAGATACAACGCTCCCGAAGATCGACATCACCTATGTTGCCCCGCTCGCCGGCGCCTTGTACGACTTCGCCGTTGATCAGATCCCGCTCGGCCCCGTCGCCTCGTGGGCGTCCCTCGTTGACGGCGTGCCCATCGTCGCGGACGGCTCAACGACTCCGACCGTCATGACCGACGGCGCAACGAAGATGGTCCGGTTCAACGGCACCATCGACCGCATGAAGGTCGCCACGAACCTCACAACGGCCCGCACCATCGTGGCCGTTGCCAGGCTCCGGGCACCTGTCGCGCTGGATCAGATCTTCTACGGCGCCTCGACCTCCAACGAAGGCGCCATCGGCGTGCCCTCCGGCGCTACGAACTACGCCGGCTACGGCGGCGGCTCAACCCTGAGCCTGTCCCCCGCCGTCGTGCCCGATGCGAACTGGCACGTCTTCATCCTCACCCACGCGGGCACCTCCTCGGCGGTACGGGTGGACAACACCGAAACGACGGGCAACCTGCCGCTGGCTACCCAGGCGACACTCACGCTCGGCTTCGGGCCCGCCGCGGACTTCCGCTCTGAGATTGACTACAAGCGGGTTGCTATCCTCGCGGGCGGCACCACCACCGCCCAGCGCGGCGCCATCGTCGCTCAACTCAAAGCCCAGTACGGCATCTAACAAATACGTGTGGCCCCGGACTTGCGCTCCAGGGCCACACGGCACCAACCCTATACGACCGCCAACCCGGCAGGTCACAACACGCCGGGAGGCAAACTATGCGCAACAAAATCAACGGGCGCAGAGGCGCCTTCCAGCTCGTGTCCGCCGGCGTCTACCTGATCGTTGGGGCGAGCTTCCTTCTCACGCCCGGCGCGGGCACGCGGCAGGCTTCGCTCCGCTGGCTCACCGACTACGCGCCGCTAGAGCCGTTCGCCGCACTCTGGGTCCTCGCTGGGCTCCTCGGCGTCGTCTCCGCATTCCAGTGCAGGCCGCGTGACTGGTTCGGGTTCGCGGCGCTCGTGTTCGCGCCCGGAGTGTGGGGCGCCCTGTTCTTCATCGGAGCATTTACCGGAAACCCCGCAGCCGTAACCACAGCCGCCGTCTACTGGCTGTTCGCAGCCCTCTCCATGATCGTCTCAGGCATGCAGGGTGAACGCGACAGAGACGCAAGGACAACGCATGAGCCCTGACCAAATACTCACCCTCGCCGGGATCCTCATAGTTGCAGGAGCCAGCGCATACGGGGCCACCTACGCGGGCCGCACCTCCTCAAAGACAGCCAAGGAAACGAACGCGGTCACGTTCTCCAAGAACCTCATGGACCGCCTCGAATCCCTAGAGGACGACGTTGCCGCACTCCGCAAGGATCTCAACCTTGTATCCCGCAACTTCTCGACGGCCATCAACTTCATCGAACGAATGGTCTTCTGGGCCAAGGGCGGATCTAAGCCGCCCATCCCCGGCATCCCTGAATCGTTGAAGGCCCACCTGGACCCGTCACTCATCGACCAGCACACGGAGCAACAGGAACGAGAAGGCGCATGAGGCAGCTAGTCACCCCGAACCCGAACATCCCGTGTCAGCCGGGCTGGTGCTTGCAATACGTCCGGCAAGCGTTCAACCTCCCCGCAGCGTACCCGACCGCAACCGCAGCATGGGAAGCGTCCGCGAGCAAGCATCGCGACCGCAACTTCCCCGCTGGCGTCTGGCTGCCGGTATGGTTCTCCCTCGCTAATGAGCCGGCCGGGCACGTCGCGCTCATGGCCCCGGACGGGTCCGTGTACTCCACGTCCGACCTTGGGACAGTGCCGCATCACCACCTGGACCTGTCCGACCTTATGAACTACTACGCCCGCTACGACATGACCCTCACCTACCTCGGCTGGACCGAGGACGTAGCAGGCTACCCCGTACTCACAGACGGCGGCATCGCCGCGCAAGGCTCAATCAAAGAAGGAGACATCCTCGACATGGCAACAGACGAAGAATTCCAGCGCCTACTCAGGGCCGCCGACCGGATCAATGGCCGAGTCAAGGACGTTGACGTACTCAACGCCGCAGACGGCGCCTACATGAACAACACCCGGGACGCCCAGTTCGCCGCGATCATGGACGCCCTCGGGAAGACCCTGAACAAGGACGACGGCGGCTACATCGTGAAGCTCGTCCAGGCAATCAAGCCCGGATCCACCGACGTGCAAGCCGTCGCCGATGCACTCGCCGGGATCATCCCCGCAGGTATCGCCAAAGAAGTCGCCAACGAACTCTCAGCCAGGCTGGTGAAGTGATGTTCACTCTCGCATTCTGGAAAGCCGCTGGAGAACGTGCCGCGAAGTCAGCCGCGCAGACCCTCATCCTGCTGATCGGCGCCGGCACCGTCGGCATTATGGCGCTGGACTGGCCCGAACTGCTCGGACTGGCCGGAACCGCCGCGCTGCTGTCCATCCTGACCTCTGTGGCGTCCGGCGCGACTGACGGCAACCCGTCCGCAACGAACGCCGAGACGACGCCGGACGGCAGGCACGAAGCCTAGTAGTCGCCGGGCGCCGATGCTGGCAGGAACTCTTGGAGCGCGGCATCGTATCTGGCATCGAGGGCCTGGACCCTCTCCCGGTCCCCATCCCGCGGGGAAGCGGCAGCCTTGGCACGCAACTCCGCATACTCACGGTCTAACTCCAGCAGGTCCGCGACCATGACTCCCCCAGCATCGATTCGTAGTGGCTCCCAGCATACGCCCTCACATGTGGCACCGATTCACCACGCATCCCGCACCCGCCCAGCCTGACCGTGTAGTATCGTCCCGTGCGTCAGGGAACCCAACGCCCCAGACGCGCCGCGCGCGCACAACGAAGCCCCGTCACCTGAAAAGGTGGCGGGGCTTTTCTGCGTTTAACATGAATTATGGAATCGCTGGAATCGATGCGGAGGCGCGCTGCAATGGATCATGCGCTGCGTTCCCGTGAAGGCGTCACCAGGATCACACCAACACCCGTCACGGTACGCGTCGTGACCGGCAATGCTGTCGCGTACACCGCCACCCAAGTCCTCATCGAATGGACGGCATACGGCGAGTATCACGTCAGATGGGAAGACAACTGGCAGGTCAAGCGGCTCTAGGCTTCGAGCGCCTTCTGCGCAATGTTCGCCCCGATGAACAAGGCGTCGGGCATCAGGTGCGAATAGCGGTCCATCGTCGTTGTGATCGACTCGTGACCGAGGCGCCTAGAGAGGGCGAAAATCTCCATGCCCGCGGCGATCATCCAACTTGCGTGCGTATGCCTGGCGTCGTGAATGCGGGGCCGGTCTTCCTTGGGAATCCCAACAGCCTTCAGCGCCGGCTCCCACGCTCGGTTATACGTGGACCCCGAGCGCATCACTCCCCCACGCTTGAGCGTGAACACGTAGCCGTCGCCAGCAGCCGCTACAGGGCCCCGTATGGCGGCGACCGTGGACGGTGCCAATGAGACCGTGCGGACGCTCCTGCGGGTCTTCGGCGGGCCTATGTAGTAGCCTCCCGAGCCATCCTCTTTCCACGCCTTTGTCACCCGAACGGTTGGGGTCGGCCCGTCAAGGTCAAAGTCTTTCGGCGTCAGAGCTGTCGCCTCGCTGAACCGGAGCCCCGTGCCGACCAGCAGTTGGAAGAACGGGACGAAGTGCGGATCCATGTGCGCAATGATCCGGCTCCATTCGGTCTTCTCAATGAAGCGGATGATGTCCTGATGCTCGGTTGACTTCGGCAGCTTCACGCCCTTGCATGGATTGTCCGGGCGGATCCCCATGCGGACGCCCGTGGAGAATGTCGCGGACAACAGCCCGTGCTTGTTGGCAATCGTCTTCGCGGACATCGGCTTGCCCTTCCACGACTTCGCCTGCATGCCCTTGATCCACCGGACGATGTCTTCGTGCTTGATCCCAGTCACACGCCTGGCGCCAAGGTCTACGAAATGGTTCTCGACATCGGCCTTGTACCGCTTGATCATGTACGGGCCAACACCCGTCAACTGCTCGATGTGTTCGGCGAACAGTTCGTTGAGGGTTGGGCCGGCGAGTAGTCCGTCGTCGTGAACCGCTGCGGCCATCGTCATCGACTGCCCGTTAGCGTCGAGCAACCGCTTCCACCGCTCAGCCTCATGCAAATCATCGAAGGATATGGACCGCTGCTTGTTGTCCTCACGCCACATCAGAGTGTGGTACGTGGAGCCGTCCGCCCGCTGACGGGCACGGATACTAGCCACTAGTCCCCAATCGAAAGTTATGTACCACTCTCAGTTTAACCTAGATCCCCGTCAACATAAAGGGCCTCCCCGTCAACGGGCAAGAAAATAGCCCCTATTTCTAGGGGCTAGATTCGTGGAGATGGGGGGAATTGAAGCCCCTCAAGACGGCTCGAAAACCGCCTCCATCTAGCGGATTTCCCTAGAACACGCGGAAGTTGGTCACTGTCTTTCACTGTTCTGACTACAGTGATTCACAGTGATTACATCCTGTTGTTGACGCCGTCAACATGGTTCGATCAGATTTGCGTGTTGATTTTTACTAGCCACGCGACTAGGCTTCCATGTATGAAGCTAACAGATTCCGAGATTGGCGCTCTGGTCAAGACCAAGCGCGAAGAATCCCTCATGTCCCAAGTAGACCTAGCACATCACATGAGGGCCAGCGGATACAAATGGTCGCAGGCCACAGTGTGGAGCGTCGAAGCCGGAGAGCGCACCCTACGGCTCAATGAGGCCGTCGATATAGCCGAGCACTGCGGGTTCAAGGCAGCCGAGTTCCTGGGTGGCAGCACCACTCGGCAGCCAGCACTCCGCGGCGTAGAGATGTCCATCAAGGCCCTGCAAGAGCTAGCGGAGAAACTGCGATGAGCGGGGACATGGCTGTAGTTATCGCCGCCAACATCCGCCGCTTGCGGGAGGCCAAAGGTCTAACGCAAGCGTCCCTTGCGGCTGCGCTTACTGATGCTGGGCTACCAAGCGTCTACCCGCAGACCATAACCAAGATTGAAACCGGCGCGCGAGCACTTGGCTTCACGGAAGGCATTGCTATAGCTTGCGCGTTAGGTGTCGCGCCGGAGACCCTGGCGGAATCTGAGAAACGGCCATGAGCGACGATCTGATCACCATAGACAGGGACGGAGAGGCTGTGTTCATCCTTTCCGCTGACGGCGCGATAACGTGCGAACCGGAAAACTACGGGCTAGCGCTACGCGAGATATGCCAGATATTCGTGCGGGCGACCACATAGCCCACCAAAAAGCGCCCTCACTCCTCATCGAGTGGGGGCGCTTTTGCGCGGAATAGCACGCGCACAAGTGTAAGCACGGAACCCCGCTTACTGTTGTTTGACACGCGCCGCGAGTTGCGCTATGCGGCGACTAGGCTCATGGCCCGCATCTTTATTGCCGGGCAGAGCTGACAATCCCAGCAGCCGGCCTCTGATGCTTCCTGGTCCGTCAACGTCACTGCCCGGTCCATCAACACCCGCTTAGTCACGCCCAGCCCCTTAGCTATCTCGGACAGCTTCCCAGACTTGCAAGCCCCAGCGATGCGCTCCACAGGCAACAACCGCCGCGCCGTCTCATACCTGACACCCATCTCAACGGCCTCCAACTGCCGTGTACCCTGGCCCCGCTCAATATGGATGCCCTCATGAACGAGCGTGCACAACAACTGCGCCGCCGACAAACGGTCATCCACGAAGATCCGCACACCATCCGTGTACCCGTGAACACCAGCAGGCAAACGACCAATAACGACCTCAACCACAACTAACCCCAAACTGTCCCCTTCGAAGCCCCAACGGCAATCGATGGACTAACCCTAGACGACGGTTCCGACAATATTCGAACATATATTCGAAAAAACGGTCACTGGCGTACAACAAAAAATCGGGTTTTTCATAACGGAATGTAACGGTGCAGGTCAGAGGCGAATGGCCCTAGACAAGGCCGCACAAAAAAGCGCCCCCGAAGTGTTCGGAGACGCTTTGTTGCGGGTCAGTCGTTGTCGTCCTCGCCCTCAACGTGATCATCCGACGCGGCAAGGTCGAAGTGTGACTGGTCCTGAGAGGCGCCTAGAACGGACTGAAGCGACTCAATGCGACTGGCGACCTCACGCAATAGCTCAGCCGTGGAGAACGCCGACAGTGGGCGTGGGGCAACCTCAGCGGCAGGCTTGTCCAGATCAGCGAACGTAATCTCGGACGCCTTCAACCAAGTCGACTCAGTCAGCTCGTCAATAACCTGGTTGCGCCAACCCAAAGCAACCTCCAGCTTGCGGAGAGTCTGAGGACGCGGCCACCGCTGCCCAAACTCAAACTGCTGCACCGTGCTATCCGAACCAAGGCCCGCCAGTTCCGCAAAGGCTACGCGTCCGAGCCCCATTTCCTCTCGCCGCTGCTTAGCCAACAGACCAAGCCGCCGCATCATCGCTTCCTGACCGTAATCGCGTCCCTCAACTGCTGCACTCATCGAAACCTTCTCTCCCGCCGCCGGCTCAATGGCGACTCTCGTACTACTGGTTGGGGCGGCCTGGTCTTAGATGCCTGCCGAGCCCCTTGCTCAATGCCCAAACTCAAACACGCCGCTCTCGGTAGCAGCAAAAGTTTTTTCTAGTAGTTTAGCCAGCGAAACGCGGTAGCACAGGGTGATTCGTACCCGAACAGATATTCGAAACTACTTGATTTCACCGCGTGATTACTGGGATTTGCTACGTGCTACTGCAACTCACTGTTGACAGTTACTTTGTGCTACTGCATGATGGTGACATGCAAACAGTGAAAGCCAGCAAGGCTAAGAACCCAGAGCAGGAACGAGTCGGCCGCACACTCCACGTTCTCCGCGAACGGTACGGCTACACGCAGGACAGCCTCGCCAAAGAGCTGGGCGTATCCCGTGCTTACGTCAGCCTCATTGAGTCCGGCGCAAAGCCTCTCCAGGACCGCCTCCTATGCAAAGTCGCCGCCCTCCTCGAAATCACCCCGCTAGCAATCAAGCGCTACGACCACGAAGAAATGATGGTGGCGGCATGAAGACCCGAGAAGAACTCTTCTGGGCCAAGGTCAACAAGACCGAAGACTGCTGGCTCTGGACCGCGGCAACAGACAAGCACGGCTACGGAATGTTCTGGACCGGAGCCAAGATGCGCCTCGCTCACCGAGTGTCAGTAGAGATGGTTACCGGCGCTGCACCCACCGAACACTTGGACCACGTCTGCCACGTCCCCGCTTGCATCAACCCTGGCCACCTCCGCGAGGTCAGCCGAAAGCAGAACATGGAGAACCGCCTCGGGGCTCAGGTGACCAACAAGACCGGCTTCCGGGGAGTCTCCATCCATAAGACGTCTGGCCTCTGGCAGGCGAAGGTTGGGCACAACGGAAAGCAGATCCACCTCGGCTACTTCAAGGATCCCGCAGAGGCTGGGGAGGCAGCCCGCGCCAAGCGCCTCGAACTCTTCACCCACAACGAAGTAGACCGCGCCAACCTCCCCAAGAGCGCATGACCGTTTTCAACGAGCAGTTCATGACGGTCCAGGAGTTGGCGGGCTACCTCGGGATCAGCCCGACGAGTGTTTATAACCGCCTTCACGAGTGGCCGCACATGCGTACGACAGCGAAGGGCATCATCCGGTTCCGGGAAGCCCACGTTGAACAAATCCTCGAATCCATGACCAAACGACCCGCACCACCAAGCGTCCGCCCAAATGTGGGCACGAGAGCCAGGAGAAACAAATGAGCACCAAGACCTTCAGCAGCAAGTTCGGAATCGGAGATACCGCCTACGACGTCCGAGAGATCAAGCGAGACTTCAAGGCTAAGTGCGCACTCTGCTCCAGTGCCGGCAAGGTCGCAATCGCAGGCAGCGACCGACGCGCAGAGTGCCCCGAATGCTACGGGAACGGATGGGTCTGGGATGCCGAAGACAAGCACAACGAATGCCGGGCACTGACCATCGGAGAAGTCCGCATCACGGCGGGACGCTCGGGCAGAAAAGTCCAGTACATGTGCGAAGAGACCGGAGTCGGTTCGGGAACTCTCCACAACGAAACATCCTTCTTCGCCACAAAAGAAGAAGCGCAGGCAGAATGCGTCCGCCGCGACGGATTGCTGACCCGTTCGGAATCAGCCGCGTGAGTCACATGGCTACGACGATCCGTTCGACAACAGGCACCGCGCCGTTGACCTTCGACCGCATCAGCCCCAGCCTCGTCCAGATCACGAACGAGCAGGGCGCCACCCAAATCTATTTCGTCACCGATGTCCGCAGAGCCCTAGAAGGAGAAGCATCATGACCGTCACCGCTAAGCACCGTAAGCCCTGGACCGCTGACCGTTTCAGCGAAGACCTGATCCGGGCCATGCTCGTCCCGTCCGGTCGGCGCGTTGACCTGACGAAGGGGTTCCGGAAATGAGCGCGCGGGATGAGATGTCAAAAGAACTGTCGGCCATCATCAAGCGCGAATACACTCGGGCCATTGATCGCAAGCGTATGCGGGACTGCTACGACGCCCCCGCCGACGCCATCCTCGCCGCGGGCTACTCGAAGCCCCGGACCATCACGAGCCAGAAGGACTTGGACGCCTTGCCAGTCGGTTCCGTCATCTGGGCATTCGACTTTCAGGCTGGCGACTCCAACTCTTGGCAGCTATTTGATGACGTGAACGACCTCACGGACGAGGACGGGGATCTCGCTAAGACTGCATGGCTTTCGTCCGCCTATAAGGATGAGCACTCATCCAACCGGGTGCTGCTCCGCACCAACGGCCACCCGATCGCCGTCCTTTACTCACCGGAGGAATCATGATCCCCGCATCCCCCATGCACGCTCGCTGGCTTGTCCGTCATTACGCGAAGCAGCACGTTGCGGAGACGTTGTTGAACGAGACTGCCGGCGCATGGATCGCACGGGCACGACGAACCCAGGCGGCTATGAACGCGGCTATCGGGGCACGGGTGAACGGCGCCGACCTGAACCAGCTCATAACCGACTTCGAGGAGTTGGAGTCAGTCGAGTGCGGCACCCACCCGGACCTTGTGGTCAACAACGCCGGCACCGTTGACAACACCCTCGAACTGACTGAGCGCGTCACCCGGCAGATCAACGACAGCATCACCGAACTACTCGCCTGCGCCGAACCATTCGCACGAGCAGAAGAAAAGGTGTCGGTATGAGCCGCACGAACACCAAGGCGACGCCACGGATGATCACAGTCATGTGCCTGGATTGCAACGAGGAAGCAAAGTTCCCCAACAAGGGCTTCGGGCGGATCGGGGCCGGACTGTTTCGGCAAGACCATAAATGCGAGGCCGCATCATGACACTCGTCCTCCTCTGCGCAGTCGTATTCACGGGCATCCAGTCGGCCCGCCTCATCACACAACCAGCCAGGAGGAAGTAATGGCGCACCTCGACAGTTGCCGGATCCGCCGCGAACTGACCGGCAACATCTGGACCTACTTTTCTGAGCCTGACCCGCAGTGCAACGACCGCAGCCACCACGACGCATACACCGAGGAGACAAAATGAACGCCCAGCACCCCCTGAACAGCAACGTCTACCAGTACAAGACGTTCAGCAAGCAGGCCGTCCTCAATCACGTGCCGCGGAACCTGGAAGATGAAGCACTCGCCCTGCGCTACCTCGACAGGTTCGCCCCGGATCTTGTTGGTGTCGTGATGGGGCACCTGCTGTGACCGAGGATGCGGCAGTAATAGCAGCGGCCAAGATCGCCTGGGCGCGCTACGGCTCTCGCCCTGACCACACGTACCTGCGAGCCATCCTCGAAGCCGCAGCCCCGCACCTGATGGCGGAGGCTTGGGATGAGGGGTTCTGGAAAGGCGCCGAGTGGGTAGAGTCCGCAGGGGAAAATTCCAGATCCACAAGTCAGCGTCGCTTCACAAACCCCCACAGGAGCACCAAGTGACCCCGGACCCGCTGGACCCGACCGAGCAGGCCGCATTCCGCGAACTTGACCAGTTACGCCGATGCCCCGACAACTGCCCGTGCCGCATGGACGACGCCATGACCACCCCGCTCGACCTGGAGGATACAGAATGATCATCACCGAACCCGGCCTGTACGACATGACCAACGCCGAATACCACGCGGATCCAGTCCCCGGCGGCTCCCTTTCCAGCTCGGGCGCCAAGAAGCTTATTGCCAAGACGCCGGCGCACTTCAAGTACGACCAGGACCACGCCGAGCACAAGGATGTTTTCGACTTCGGAACCGCCGCGCACTCCCTCATCCTCGAAGGTGACGCATCCGGCATTGTCGAAGTGGACGCCGACTCATGGCGAACCAAGGCCGCGCAGGAAGCCAAGGAAGAAGCCCACGCCACCGGCAAGACGCCGTTGCTGTCCAAGGACTATGCGCAGGTAAAGGCGATGGCCCGGGCGATCAAGCAGCACCCCGAGGCGATGCTCCTCCTCTCGGATGGGGTCGCGGAGAAGTCCGCATTTGCCCAGCACGAGACGGGCGTATGGCTCCGGGCCCGCTTCGACTGGCTCCCGAACCGCCGCGGCGAAGGCGTAATCCTGGTGGACTACAAGTCAGCCGTCAGTGCGGATCCGCGGAAGTTCGCCAAGTCCGCCGCCGACTTCGGCTACCACCAGCAGGACCCGTTCTACCGCGACGTTGCCAAGCTCGTCGGCATCTCGGAAGACCCGTCGTTCCTGTTCGTCGTCCAGGAGAAGACCGCGCCCTACCTTGTGAACGTGATCGAGCTGAACGATGAGGCAGTGAATATGGGCCGGGCCCTCAACGAGAAGGCGGTCCGCACCTACCAGCAGTGCATGCTCACTGACTCGTGGCCTGGCTATCCCCTCTCGGATCCCATCGCCCTACCCAAGTACGCCGAATACGACGCTGACGCAAAACTCGGCGCCTAACCTTGCCCATCGAATCACTGCGTTTCACTGCCCAAATCAGGTGAGATGCAGTAGAATTAGCAGACCGAACAAAGGAATATCGTGAGCGAAATCGTAAGGGCCGAGTCTAAGGCCATGACATTGCGCGACAAGATGGACTACGCGGGCACCGTTGCCGCCGGATCCCTCGTCCCGCAGTCCTACCGCAACAATCCCGCTAACGTCCTGATCGCCATGGGCCTCGGCGAATCCATGGGCCTCAGCCCGATTGAGTCCCTGTACCGCATCGATGTGATCCAGGGAACGCCGACCGCCGGCGCCGAACTGATCGCCGCGAACGTTCGCAAGGCCGGGCACAAGCTCCGCGTAACTGGGGATGAGAACTCGGCAACTGCAACGATCACCCGCGCCGATGACCCCGACTTCGAATTCGTCGTCACCCGCGACATGGCATGGGCGCAGGCAATGGGCCTCAGCGGCAAGGACAACTACAAGAAGCAGCGCGGCACCATGCTCCAGTGGCGGGCGATCACCGCCGCGGCCCGCCTCGCGTGCCCCGAAGCCCTCTACGGCGTGACGTACACCCCCGATGAACTCGGCGACCTCGACGCCGCACCGAAGCGCGAGTCCGCCATGGACAGGCTCCGCCAGCAGACCGCGCCCGCCGAGCCGCCCGAAGACCTCGGCGAACGCCGCGACTTCCTGGCCGAAGCCGAAGCAGCGGACGGAGACGCTGACACCCTCCGCGCCCTCTGGATTGACGCCAAAGCAGCCGGCGAACCCCAGCCCCACCTCGACACCATCGCCGCCATGGTGGCCCCAACCGAAGGACAGTAAGTGCCCCGCATCGTCACCCTCTACACGAAGAACAAATGCGTTCAGTGTGACCGCACCAAGAAGTGGCTCGACAAGAACGACGTTGCTTACACGACGATCAACATGGACGAGTCGCCGGCGGACCTGGAGGCAGTGAAGGAACTCGGTTTCCTGACCGCACCCGTCGTCATCGTCTCCACCGGGGATCCCGAAACGGACCTCATGTGGGGCGGCTTCATCCCCGACAACCTGAAGAAATACACCCACTCAACGAAAGAAGCAGCATAACAATGAGCACCATCACTTTCACCGGCAACATTGGCAAGTCTCAGGGCCTCAAGTTCAGCAACGACGGCAAGCCCCGCCTCTCGTTCTCCGCGGCCGAAACAGCACGCGTCAAAGACCAGTCCGGGCAGTACGTTGACGGCGGGACTACCTGGTTCAACGTCACCCTGTTCGGCTACACCGCCGAAGCTTTGGATGCGCAGATCGCAGCTCAGGGCGGCAAGGGCAAGGTCATCGTCACGGGCCGCATGTCCACCCGCGAATACGAGCACAACGGCGAGAAGCGCGAATCGTTGGACGTGGTCGCCGACTCCGTTGGACTCGTACCCCGCGGACAGCAGCAGGGGCAGGGCCAGCAGCAGCAGGCTCAGGCGCCGGTACAGCAGCAGTCGTGGGCTACTCCTGGCGTCAGCAACTCAGGCGGCTGGGGCAACGGTCCCGACTCAGAGCCCCCGTTCTAAGCCCTTTTAGCATCAGCACCAAGTCACTGCATTTCACTGCATCAACACAGTAGGCGCCCCCGGCAAGGGGGCGCCACGGACCCCCAGGAGGGGACATGAACGAAGCACTCTTTACCGCGGCGGAGGCGTGGAATGGCGATCCGATAGCGCCGGACATGACAGACCCAACCCCGTGGGAGATCGTGGCGACGCTGACGAAATCCGAGCGGGAAGCGCGCGTCAAGCACCTCATCAACCAGGCGCACGAGATCCATGCAGACGCCAAGAAGCTTGCGGACGGCAAGCAGATCACCGCCAACGTCCTCCTGTTCAGCGGGGGAAACGACTCGACTGTCCTAGGGCACCTATTCAAGAATGTAGCCAGCCACGCAGCCCACGCGAACACGGGTATTGGCATTGAGGAAACCCGGCAGTTCGTCCGCGACACCTGCAAGGCGTGGGGGCTGCCGCTCATCGAAAAGCACCCGCCCACCACGTACCGGGAACTCGTCATCGAGCGCGGGTTCCCGGGCCCGGCAATGCACTTCAAGATGTACCAGCGGCTCAAAGAGCGCTGCCTCGTGCAGGTCCGGCGCGACCTCGTAACCAACGGGCGCAAGCAGAGGGTGCTGTTCATCGCTGGCCGCCGTCGCTCCGAATCCGCTAGGCGTAAAGACATCCCACTCCACGAGCGCATTGACTCCGTTATTTGGGCATCGCCGATAGCCATGTGGACGAAGTTGGACATGACCACATACCGGCTCATGATGGGCGACATTCCAGTAAACACGGCCTCTGACAACGTCGGGATGTCCGGCGAGTGCTTGTGCGGCGCATTTGCTAAGCCGGGCGAACTCGACATGATCGGCTCCCACTATCCCGCGGCTCGAAAACAAATCGAAGACCTTGAGCGTGAGGTCAAGGCTGCTGGACACCAGGAGCCCTATTGCAACTGGGGCCATGGGCTAGGCGAACCCTCCTACAAGTCCGGACCACTGTGCACGAGTTGCAACCTGGACACAGACCCGCTCTGGGAAATCATCGAAAAAGTAGCCGAAAGGAATGCAGCATGAGCCCGTTCCATCTCTCAGTCTCAGACAACATGGCCGCCCTGAAACGCTGGCACACCACATCGCACCCGCTCACCTCGTGGGAAGCCTGCCCGCACAGCCCATGCGACCACATGGACGCAGAGTTTCGAAAGTGTTGGCGTTGAGCCGCTGGGGAGGGCCCGACGAAAGGCTCTGGGCTCGCGTTGACAAGACGGAAGGGTGCTGGTCCTGGACTGGCCCACTCCACAAGGGTTACGGGCGCATCTTTGTTGATGGGAAGCGCATTATGGCGCACCGCTTCTCATGGGAGCTTGCACATGGCCCTATCCCGCTGGGCATGTACCTCGATCACGCCTGTCACAACAAGGCATGTGTCCGGCCTGATCACTTGAGGCCCGTGACGCAGAAGCAAAATATGGAGAACCTTGCCGGCGTGACTAAAGCCAATAAGTCCGGGTATCTCGGCGTCACCTGGGCGAAGAAGCTCGGAAAGTGGAAGGTCATGGTCGGGCACAACAACAAAGACGTGTACGGCGGCATCTTTACGTCACTCGAAGACGCTGCGGCGGCAGCCAAGGCGCTGCGCATCAAATTATTCACGCACAACGACATCGAGAGGGATGCAGCATGAGCTACCGGCACGGGCAGACCCGGGCCGCGAGAGAAGCGCACGAAGCCGAGGAGCGAGCAAGGGCACGCCTCGCAGAACTTCGACGCATCGAAGCCGAACTTGAAGCCCGCATCGAGCACCGCAAAAACCAGATGCGCAAAGTACCAAAAATCCGCACCTACGCCCCCACCGCGGAACAAGTCCGCGAATGGGAAGCCCGGGCAGCAAACACGCTTCCCGAACCGCGATGGGGCGGACAGCACAACCTCTACCTCGCATCACTCGAAGCCGCCACCTGGGACCAAACCCACCGCCGCAAAGGAAAAGCCGCATGAGTGCGCCGGATCCGGTAAACCACCCCAGCCACTACACCGGGCACCCCAGCGGCATCGAGTGCATCCAAGTCACGGAACACATGGGATTCAACCTCGGCAACGCCATCAAGTATGTGTGGCGGGCTGACCTGAAGGACGACGCGCTCAAGGATCTGCGCAAGGCCGCTTGGTACATCAACCGAGAAATCCAGAAGCGGGAGAAGGCATGAGCGCCGCAACTGAGGAACGTAAGGCCGCGAGGAAGCAGGCCGACCGTGAACGCAAAGAGCAGTACAGGATCCGAAGGATGAGCAAATGAAGAACCCCACCGTCCACCGCGACATTTGCGGCACCCCCGCCGGCTACCGCGCCCACACCAAACGCGTAGAGGAAAGGTGCCAGCCCTGCAAAGAAGCCTGGACAGTCCGCTGCCGCAAATACACCAAACCCACACCCACCCTGCCCACAGCCGCCGAAGTCATCGCCGAAATCGAGTGGATGCTCAGCCTCAACCAAGGCAGCGGCTACATCCTCAAAGCCATCGGCTACACGGGCCGCGAAGACTCACTCCGCGCACGCCTCCAAAAGTGGGGACGCCTCGACGTGTACCACCGCCTCATCGGCGACGACTACTGGGCCGCGGCGTGAGGATCCGAAGCATCAAGCCGGAGTTTTGGCGCTCTGATGACATCTCAGGGCTGGAGTGGGATGACCGGCTCATCTTCATCGGGCTGTGGTCGTACGTGGACGACAACGGTGTGGGCATGGACCGCCTGGCCTCAGTCGTCGCCGACCTGTTCGCCGGGGACATAGAGCGAGACAGTAGCGAGACATTCGCGAGAGTCTCGCGAGGGTTGCAGAACCTTTCTGAAGCCGGCCGAATCGTTCGATACACGGTCGAAGGCAAGCAGTACCTGGAGGT